AAACCTGATACCGAACTGTTGATATACTAAATTTTTAAAAAGTGGAAAAAGTTTTGACCCTAGTTACGTACTAAATTATTTAATGTTTGGAAAAGTTTCGACCTGCTGCTGTACTAAATTTTAAATTTAACTAAGTACTAATTTTAAGTTATAAGTTTATTGTTTATTTATTTTACTTGCTCTAAACTTAATAGTGTACTGTAGTAAATCCTCAAGTTGAAAAGTACTAAACCCTAAGTAATTAACTTTGCTTAGGGTTTTTTATTTTTAGCTAGTGAAACACATATACCTAATTTGCTAAACACAAACCTGTAAGCTTAAGCAAGCGCGACAGCGCGTAGCGCAAAAGCTGTAAGGTTTGTGTTTAGCGTAGTAAGTAATTAAGTATGTACTTAAGTAGATAGATATATCTGCAAGTGTGTTCTTATATAAAACAATAACTTACGACTGATAATTACATATAAAATATATGTAAAATAAAAAAGGATTACATACTTAATATATGTAATCCTTTTGGTTTCTTATGCTATGCTTACAGCTACCACACTTGTCAACATAGTATAGGAGTACCCATGTCTCAAAGTATAACAGTCACAGGTCTGATTGAAAACTTAATAGATGATAAACAGTTGCATATTCCTCAAGGTGCTAAATTATTAGTAGAAGTTCCAACACCTAAGAAGCCTGCTGATAAACCTCCTTTTAGTATGGTAGGTAATGGGGAGAAGAATAGAATGTATCAAGCATACCCACTTATAAATACACTGTTAGACTTAAGTAAGCCTGAAGCATGGTTTATGAAAATGATGTTTAAGCACTTAAACAATTATACTAATACCTCGCGCATTCCTTATGACACGTTAAGCGAAACAGAGAAACGTGTAGCAAATAAAGCATATACTTTGTTAAAGCAAAAAGAGTTAGTGCGTAAGGTTAAACTACATACTTATATGATTAACCCTACAGCTTTAATCACTAATAACTTTGCAGAACATATTGAAGCTTGGGAAGCATTAGACAAACCAAAGAAGAGTAAGACTGTTGAGTACTCTAGGGTTTATGTTTACCCTAAACACTTTTGGGTACTAGGGTATAAGTCTTGGAATATTAATAAGTTAGCTTATATTGTTTAAGGGGTAGTTATGCTTACTTTAGTTATTGGTTTAATTGTTTTAGTTATTGGTTTTCTAAAGTTACTTACAGGAAGTTATGAAAATCTAGCTTGGCCTTTAACATTTATTGCCATTGGTTCAGGTGGTGTATTTATTAGTTTAATGGCTTTAGCTATCAAGTACTTATTTACTTAATTAAATAAGTAAGTACTATAGTGAGTATTCAGAGGGGGTTGTATGACTCTATTAACAACAGAACAGTTTAAACAGGTTGTACCTAATCAGTTTAAAGCATGTGTAAGCCAAGAGCTTATAGATCAGATTAATCAGACATTAGCTGATCCTGATATGTATGAGACTTACCGAGATAATCTATTGGGCTATGCTCATGTGATGAGGGAGGGTAAGTTCAAGATGGAGGATTATATCAATGCAATTAAGTACTGCAGTCATAAGATTATGGGTGCAAGTAACATTGATGCTTATGTAAAGACCTTCCCTGATAAATACCAAGCTATGTTGTCAGCAGGTAAGAACGCTAAAGACATATCTTCCTTTGTGACTTCATATAATAAAAACAAATTAGTTAATTTAATTCTTGAACAATCAATGATTCCTTCTTGGGTATTAAACCAAGACATGTATCAGAAAGCATTGAATCATCAGTTATTTCTTATGCTTAATGCTAAGAGCGAGAAAGTACAGAGTGATGCAGCTAACAGTATATTAGTACACCTTAAGCCACCTGAAGTTACTAAGGTTGAGTTGGATATTGGCTTAAAGAAAGACAGTGCAATGGATGACTTAAAACAAAACTTAGCTGAGTTGGCTTTAATGCAGAAGCAGTTTATCAGTGCAGGGGTAACACAAGTTAAAGATTTAGCTCAACAAAAGTTAGTGAGGGTTATTGACCATGACGATGCCAATACCTAAGAAAGTTGTTGAGTACTTAAACCAAGTAAGATATGGCACAGATGCTAGTTATGTTCCTAGTACTTTTGCTTTAGAGATGCTTAATTTAATTAAGTTAATTGATGGGGGCATGACTGAGAACGTAACACCTATGATTCATTTAAAGATACTAGACAGTTTTGTTAATGACACAGGAATGGATGTTATTAACTTATGTCACAGGGGCGCAGCCAAAACGACCCTGCTTGAGTATGTAATATTTCGTATTGCTTTGTATGGGGAATTACCAAATTTAGGGAAGATACCTCACATGATTTTTGTGGGGGATACCATTGATGGTGGTGTTAAGAAAATGCGTAAAGCATTGGAGTATAGATTTAATAACTCTGATTTTTTACAACAGTATCTACAAGAAATTAAGTTTACAGACATTAGATGGGAGTTTATTCGTAAGGATGGTAGCTCATTGGTGGTATCGGCTTACGGGGGCAAAACGAACATCAGGGGAACGAGAGAAAATGGTAGTCGTCCTGTGTTGGCTTTACTTGATGATATTATCACGGATGCTGATGCGCGTAGCCCTACAGAAATTGAGAATATTAAAACCAATATCAATAGCTCTTTAGAAGCTGCCCTTCATCCTAAGCGTAGGAAGATTATTTGGAATGGTACACCCTTCAATGCAGCAGACCCTTTGTATATTGCTGTTGAATCAGGTGCTTGGCTTGTTAACGTATATCCTATTTGTGAAAAGTTTCCTTGTACGCGAGAAGAGTTTAGAGGTTCATGGGAAGATAGATTTAACTTTGATTACGTTACTAAGATGTATGAAAAGCTTAAGTTACAGGGAGCATTGGCTTCATTCTATCAAGAGTTAATGTTACAGATTCTTTCTGATGATACACGCTTAATTAGTGAGACTGATGTTAAGTGGTACTATAAAAAAACTTTACTAGAGAAAAGAGCTAACTTTAATTTTTATATTACGACTGACTTTGCTACCAGTGAAAAGCAGTTTAGTGATTTTAGTTTTATTAGTGTTTGGGCAGTTAATAATAAAGGATTTAAGTATTGGGTTGATGGTATCTGTAAGCGTCAAACAATGGATAAGAATATTGATGACCTATTTAAGTTTGTGCAGTTATATAACCCCCAGTCTGTAGGTATTGAAGTCTCAGGACAACAAGGAGGATTTGTTAATTGGATTGAGCAAGAAATGCTTAGACGTAATATATTCTTCTCATTGGCTTCAGAGGGTAATGAAGGCCGAGCAGGTATTAGACCCACAACATCCAAGCTTCAAAGATTCAACGTAGTAGTGCCTTACTTTAAGATGGGTGAGATGTTCTTTCCTATTGAAGAGAAAGGTAGCATTGCTTTAGATGAGCTGATGGATGAGCTTAAACTGACTACTGTAGGTGGGTTTAAATCTAAACATGATGATGCTTTAGATACTGTTTCTATGTTGGCTTTAATGCCCATATGGATGCCTAGCAGTGAGGATGTATATAAGCCAGGTAAAGATGGTATATGGGGTTCAGCACAGGTAGAACATTCTTTTGAAAGCACATCCAGTTACTTTTGTTAGGTGATATATGAAACTAGGTGAGATACTTGATTCATTGGCTTCAAGTGAATTAGCCAATCTAAACTTTGTAGATAATGGAGATATTGTTGAAGCCAAGATACCTAAAATAGTGAATGCTATTAATCTTGGTCTAGTAAAGCTTTACACAAGGTTCAAGCTAAAGAAAGGTATTATTACTGTAGCAATTACCCCTAATATAACTGCGTATGAGCTTACTGCTCCAAATGTTTTAAGTAATGATAACCCTACTGGTTATATAACTACCCCAACATATACAGGTGACTTAATAGAAATATTAACCATTACTTCTTCAGATGGTACTGAAGTTTCTTTTGATGGTAGTGGTTCATTAGTTTTATTAAAACCAAACTTAGTGAAGTTTAAAACAGCACCTACAGCAAGTACTTACGCACTTGAGTACTCGGCTTTACCTGCTAAAGTTGTTTATACTAATTCTACAAATATTGAGGTAGATCTTCCTGATGTTTACTTACACGCACTTATGTTGTTTGTAGCTTCACGTTTTGCTAGCCCAGTAGGTATCAGTTTTGATGCTAACCGTAACAGTATGGATATGAATTACTTACAACAGTACGAAGCTGAATGCCAAAGATTAGAGTCTCTTGGTTTAGATGTTGGTAATGAGTTAACTCTAAATTTATTTTCTGAAAGAGGGTTTGTTTAATGGAACAGCAAGAAGAGCAAAAGCAGTTAGTAACTACATTAACTGATTGGGCAAAAGAGCCAAGTGTTCTTGATTTAAAGCGTGATTTTGAAGAATGTCAGGCAGACCATGCTTCTTATATTTCACGGTTAAAAACATGGGATGAAGCTTTTAATATTAAACCAATCCCTGAAAGTGCGGATAAAAAAGTACAGTCAAGAATTAACCCTAAGCTTATTCGTAAGCAGTATGAATGGCGTTGTGCTTCGTTGTCTGAGCCTTTCTTATCTACTCGTGATTTGTTTAAAGTAAATGCAGTGACACAGGAAGATACTGCAAGAGCTAAACAGAATGAGTTAATTCTAAATTATCAGTTTGAGTGTAAGTTAGATAAAGTACCTTTTATTGATAAGCTAGTTCGTAAGTGTGTTAAAGAAGGTACGGTAGTTGTTCGTACAGGTTGGATGTTTGAGGAGGTAGAGGTAAAGACTGAAGTCCCTGAGTGGAAGTATCAATACTATCCAATGGATAGGGTAGAAGAACTAAACCAATATATTGAACTAATGCAAACACAGCCTGATACTTTCAGTACACTGCCTTTAGATGTACAGCAAAGTGCGCGTATTAGTGTACAAAACAATGAAGCTATTCAGGCTATTCAGGTAGGCACTAAGACTGTTACTGAAAAGAAACCTAAGGTAAATAAACCTACTTTAGAGATTTGTAATGGACGTAACTTATATGTTGACCCTACGTGTGAGGGAGATATAGATAAAGCTAAGTTTGTTATTTACAGCTTTACCAGTTGTTTAGCTGACTTAAAAGCAGATGGTAGATACAAGAACCTAGACATAGCTGCTCGTGGTATGTTTGAGGAGAAGAGTCCTTACCATACTTACACAGATGATAGTCACTTTAGCTTTTCGGATGTAGCGCGTAAGCGCGTTACGGTATATGAGTACTTTGGTTATTATGATGTAACAGGTGATGATACTTTAACTCCTATCTTGGCTTGTTGGGTAGGTAATACACTGATACGTTTAGAAGAGAATCCCTTCCCTGATAAGAAGCCTCCATTTGTTTTAATTCCGTATATTCCTGAAGATGAAGATGTACGTGGTATCCCTGATGCTGAGTTGCTTGAGGATAATCAAAAGATTCTTGGTGCTGTTACTCGCGGTGTGATTGATTTATTAGGTAAGTCTGCTAATAGCCAAACAGGTGTACCTAAAGGATTACTAGATGCAACTAATCTAATTCGATTTAGAAAGGGGTTGGATTATGAATATAACCCTGTTAATAACCCTCAAGCTATTTATCAACATAAGTTTCCTGAAATACCTCAATCAGCTATGTGGTTAATCCAACAACAAAATAGTGATGCTGAAAGCTTGTCAGGTGTTAAGGCATTCTCTAACAGTGGGGTAAGTGGTGCAGGTTTAGGTGATACCGCAGCAGGTGTACGCAGTGCAATGGATGCAGCAAGTAAGCGTGAGATGAGTATTCTTAGAAGGCTTGCTCATGGTTTGTTAAAGATTGGTCGTAAGATCATGGCCATGAATGCTGTTTGGCTTACAGAGCAAGAGGTTGTCCGTTTAACTAATGGTCAGTTTGTCCCTGTACGTTCTGATGATTTAGCAGGTGAGTATGATTTAACTTTAGCAATCTCAACAGCAGAAGCAGATGAAGCCAAGTCACAAGATTTAGGTTTTATGCTTCAAACTCTTGGTAATAATATGGGTATGGAATTTACTCAGCTTATTTTATCTGAGATTGCAAGGTTAAAGAAAATGCCTGAATTGGCTTTCAAGATTGAGAATTACAAACCGCAACCTGATCCTATGCAGCAGCAATTACAACAACTTGAGATTGCTAAGCTACAGGCAGAGATTGCTAAACTGCAAGCTGAAGCTCAAGAGGCTATGGCTAAGTCTCAAGTACAAGGTGCTAAAGTAGAGGTAGAGCAGGCAAGAGCGCAAGTTTTACAAGGTGATGCTGATTTAAAAACTCAGAAGTTTGTTCAAGATCAAACTGGAGAGTCCCATATCAGAGAGCTTGAAAAACAAGATTTAGCTAATCAAGGTCAGTTAGATTTAGAGGTAGTTAAAGGAAACCAAGCTAAACAAGCACAAAAGTTTCAACATAATAGTGATTTATTAAAGAGTATGGCTGATGCTGAACTGCAAGGCACTAGACAGACTGTTAAAAATCCTATTTAATTTACTTACTTAATTGCGTAAGTACTTAATTAAATGGATAACACTGTATATGGCTTAATAGCCCAACATCGTAAAGAGGCTGAATTAGGGGAAGCAGTTAAACAATTAACTCTCCTCCCTTCGTTTAAAGCAGTCTTTGAAGATAACTTGTTTACACAACAAGTTAATACTCTAGTTGCTCGCTTGGCTTATTTGTCAAAGCCAAGTGCTGAATATGATGTTGTGCTATCAGAGTTAAATGCAATTAGCTATTTGAAAAAGTACTTACATGACCTAAACGTAAAAGGTACTGAAGCCAATCTGCATATTACAGAAGCTCAGACTTATTTACACAACCAAGAGGGCTGATAATGACGCAAGAAACCACACAACAAGACACCTCTAATGATGCAACATTAGCAGCAATGTCTGATGAGGATTTCTTAAATGCTGTTGCTACATCACCAGTAACAGAGCCTATCCCTACTGAGCAAGCTGCTGAAACACCTGAAACAAAAGAAGTAGAAAGTGTTCCTGCAGAAACCCCAGTTGAAGAAGTTCCTGCTACCCCTACAGAAGTACCTGCTGAAGATGCTAGAGGTACTGAAGAATTGCCACAAGGTACAAACAACCCTGAAACTCAAGAGGTTAATTACAGAGAGTTTTATGAACAAATGACTAAGCCTTTCAAGGCCAATGGTCGTGAAATTCAGATTACTAAGCCTGAAGATATGATTAGCTTAGCGCAGAAAGGTTTGAACTATGTCAAGAACATGACAGAGTTAAAGCCTATCAAACAGCTTAATGCTTTATTAAATCAACATGGTATTACTCAGGAAGATTTAGGTCTTTTAATTGAGTTAAAACAAAAGAAACCTGAAGCTATTGCCAAGATCGTTAAAGAGAGTGGTGTAGATATTTATGGTTTAGATGTTGATGAAGCAGACAAGTATGTTCCTAATGCACCTCAAGCACCACATATTAATGAAGCTTTAGAAGCTACCCTTGAAGAGTTAAAAGTTAGTTCACCTGTATTTAACCAAACAATCCAAGTTGTTGGTAATCAGTGGGATGATAGTAGTCGTAATAAGATTGCTGAACACCCTCAATTACTACGTATCATTGATGCTCAAATGGCTGATGGTACATTTGCTAAGATTGATAGTGTTGTGCAGTATGAACGTGCTTTAGGCCGTCTTGTTGGTTTAAGTGATTTAGAGGCATACGTTGAAGTTGAGCGTAGATTGCAACAAGTAGGTAGTCAACCTACACCAGTAGTTGTAGCCTCACAGCAACCTGTAGAAACCCGACAACAACAGCAAGTCAATAATCAGCGTAAAAGTGCTGCACCTCCTCGTGTAGTAAAAGAAACAGTAGTAAATCAACCTATTAATTCCCCTGCCTTAAGTGATGATGAGTTTTTAAAACAACTTGCTTCACAAGGCTTACGCTAAGAGTAAATTACCATGCCTCAACAATATAATGCACCTCCTTCAACCCCATCCAGTATTGGTACTCAGTTTAATACCCATTATTGGGATCGTGTTGCCCTTATCGAAGCAAGACGTGAACAATACTTTGGTCAGTTAGCTGATGTGACTTCCATGCCTAAAAACATGGGTAAAACCATTAAGAAGTACCACTACATTCCTTTGCTTGATGCACAGAACATTAACGATCAAGGTATTGATGCTGCAGGTGTTACGATTGATAGTAGCAACTGGTATGTTCGTTATCCAAGTGCTACATACTCTGTTTTAAATGCCTCAGCAGCAGCTTTTGTTGCAGCTATTAATGACAACATTGATAA